TACAATACCCCGAAAGGGGTGCAACCTTAACACATAAAAGAAAATGGAAACTATAGAATTACAAGGCATAGAGTTGCGACCTGATCGCTACTTTGACGTAACAGTGGAAGCGGAGGCCGTGACAACTCAGTGCGAGTGCAGCAGTGAATCCGGGGAGCAGTCAGTCACAGAAGCTTGGGAAGAGCGCGATTTGGAAGAGTTCGATATCGTGAAACTCGTTTATTGGACGGACAGCGAAACGCCCTGCGAGCTACCGGTGGAGCTACTGAACCACGAGGACCGAGCAATGATCTTCCGAGAAACCCTTGACCTAATTTAACCCTACCATATGACTGTCAACCTTATGACTGCCAGTTTATGATTCCTTTAATTTTAAATATAATCTATTGTTGACTACCAAGGGCTGACTGTCTTAAGGTACACAGCATATTCAAATCGTGTCAATACTTGATACACCTCATAACCGATAAAAACGTAATAAAAATGAAAAACCATAGAAAAAATAATAAACTCGATCATCTCGTCAAGGGCGGCGAGAAGGTCTTTTACTCCGCCTGTGTAGTCCTAGCCTGTGCGCTAGGCGGTAGCATTATGCTACTGATTGCCGCACTTATCGCTCAATTCTAACCGACAAAACTATGGAAAAACTAAGCGACACATACAAAAAACTGGGGATTGATTTTGCGTTCCCTATCGTAATTGAAGATGCCAACGGCAACCAGACCTACTATGAACTTAGCGATGGCTACTGGAGCAGATCTGAGAGGGATGCCATCGGCAACAGAACTTACTTTGAGGACAGCGAGGGCTTATGGCTAGGCACTCCACGTTCAGCTACCTGTGAGGGTAAAGTTGTTGAAGTGGACGGAATTAAATATAAACTAAAAGCACTATGAAAAAACTAAGCGAAACATATAAAGAACTAGGGATTGAATTAAGCTTTCCTATCGTAACTAAAGATGCCAACGGCAAAAAGACTTACTGCGAATACAGCGATGGATACCGGTATAGGTTTGAGTATGATGACAACGGCAACAGGACTTACTACGAGAACAGCGAGGGCTTTAAGCTAGGTACACCTAAGTCAGCTAAGACCTGCGAGGGCAAAGTCGTCGAGGTAGATGGAATTAAATATAAACTAACAGCACTATAATAATCAATAATAATACTATGAATACAGAACTACCATCAAGATCCGGGGACTCAATCCTCGACTTCATCGCGGAGTACAAGCTAAGATTCGTGTGGGTCAAAGCTATGCTACCGGAATCAAAGGAAAGCACCCTAGGGGAGGACACCCTTCTCATCCTATCAAGCGAAGACATCGAGCTGTATTCGGGTCGATACTTTGCTGATGAGTTCGACCGCAGCACTATTCTACGTGAGGGTGTTGAGTTCATTATGGATCAGGAGGAACTATGAGCGAAGCAACACACGCAATCAATGAATTCTCGGATCTGTACGAATCCGCAATGCGGAATCATAAGCTAATGGAGGAGGGTCGCCAGGCGGTGGCTCACTTCCGGAGGCTAGGTCTAATCAAGGATGCTCGTCGTACCAAGACAGGGCGCGCATCGTACCCAACATATGGAAAGAAAAGAAAATGAGTCACTTCTACAGCTGTAACGATATACTGAACCCTCAATTTGAGGCTGACATATTGACACCCGCACAAGCACGGAAGGTTAAGAAGGTCTACCCTTCTGTAACGACAGTGCTGGGCATAGTAAAGGACGCTTTCCTTGATAGCATCTACAAACCCCGAATGATCACGCAACTAGCGAGGGAGTACCCGCACCTTGCTTGGCAGGATATCGAGCGTCTGACGTATGGGACAAGGGAGCACCCGATTACTGGCGAAGAGATTCAATCATCTGAGTTCGGTACTACCGTACACAAGGTCATTGAGGACTTCATCAATCACGACTACCTAGAGATGGGAGAGTCACCACAGGACACACCTTGGAATGAATGGGCGATGCCATTTGTGGAGTGGGTTCACGAAAGCGGAGTAAAGCCCGTGGCCTGTGAGCACATCATTGCAAGCAATCGTATCAAGATTGCCGGCAGCGTGGACTTCATCGGGTACGACAGTGACGATAAGTTATTCCTAGCGGACTACAAGTGCCGAACTAATACGAAGGGTAAGGCTAAGTGCTACGATAAGGACTGCCAACAGCTGGGCATTGAAGCCTATATGATGATGAAGGAGCACAAGCTGGACTACCTGCCTGAGTGCATATCAGTAATCATTGATTGCGATACTAAGAAGCACTACCACAAGGTCTGGAGCGAAGAAGAGCTTGACAAGGGCATCAAGGTAGCGAAGAAATGTGCGGAGCTTTATTGGATGCTCAGAATGTAGAACATAAATAAATATAACCTAAAAGAAAGATACAATGTGGATAATACCAAAACAATTACACACCTCAGCCTCTGCTCCGGATACGAAGGAATTGGTTTTGGACTCCGAAGAGTTCTCCCAAATCTGCGAGAGATCGCTTACGTGGAGAGGGAAGGATTCCCTGTCGCGAACCTGGTTGCAAAGATGGAAGCGGGAGAACTGGATGCAGCACCTGTGTTCACGGACGTTAAAACCTTCCCTTACGGAGAGTTTCGTGGATGCGTGGACATCCTCAGTGGTGGCTTCCCGTGCCAACCATTCAGTGCTGCTGGAAAGCGTGAAGGCGTTGAAGACCCAAGACACCTCTTCCCATACATCGCTGACGGAATCCGGGACTGCCAACCTAGAATTGTTTTCCTCGAAAACGTTGAAGGAATCATCTCAGCCAAGACAGCAGACGGAGAGTCAGTTCTCCAGTATGTCCTCAGAGAGTTGGAAGGATTGGGTTACCGAGCAACGGCGGGAGTATTCAGTGCGGCTGAAGTTGGCGCACCACATCAGAGAAAGCGGGTCTTCATCCTTGGCGTGGCCGACAGCGAGTGTAGCGGGTTGCGTGGAGGGTGGAGTAGTAAGCAATGTGGAGATGACCTTAACGGGCTTCAAGGCAACAAGGGAGAGCGGGATAAGCTACGGAGCGAAGCTGAGAGACGCAGTGGAGACTTACGAGAAGAAGAACTGGCCAACCGCAACCACGAGGGACTGGAAAGATACCAATGCCACAGTTCCACCGAGCAGGGCGAACCCATCCAAGCAGACTCTTGGTCAGCGGGTGGCATACATTGGCCTGCAAGACCAAGCGAACCCCAACACGAATGGGAAGAGCCAAGGGTCGTGGTCAACACCACAAGCCAGAGACTGGAAGGGAGCAGAGGGTCGAGCTTACAAGGGACAGACCAAGGACTTACCAGCACAGACAGAAGGACGGGGAAAGCTGAACCCGGACTGGGTCGAGCAACTAATGGGTCTTCCAGTAGGGTGGACAGACTTAGGCTCTTGGGAAATGGAGTAGTCCCTGCTACGGCAGCTAAGGCATTCTTAACCTTGATGCAACGGCTCAATGACTGAGTACGAGATACGCACCAAGCGTGACGATATGCCAGAGGGCTACGTCGGCAAGGTGTACAAGTGGGCGCACGACGAGAAAGCCGCTGTCCTGCTTTTATTGAAGAAGAGACCAGATCCCAGTGGTCGCTGCGTGTTCAAGCGTGGCGGCACTGGCCAGATATTATCAGTAACAGAAGTAAAAAATAATCAGAAATAATAATGTACGAAAGAACAGCAGAATCAGTAAGCGGCTTTATGCGATGGGCGGAAGCCAGAATCGCCAAGGAAGTGGAGGACAATGAATGCCTTGAGAGGACAGCAGGCACTAGGGATTTTATCCCCGGCAGTAACTGCAACCGACCTACTCACCGACTCAGCCAGGAGGAGAAGACCGAGATCATTAATAAGATTGACACGATGCGTGGCACTGGTGTATCACTGAAAACATCGGTACAGCAGTGCGGTATCCATCAATCAACTTACTTCCTATGGAAGAGGACATTCAATCTTCCCGCTTATCAAGCACAAGCACTCACATAAACTCACACCCTGGAAGTAAACCGAGAGTT